CACACAGGGACAGGCAAGACGACACTGATCGAACAGATGGCAGCGCGTTTGTTGTGGCCGTTCATGCGTGTCAACTTCGACAGCGAGATCACACGCATGGACCTCATCGGTCGTGACACCCTGTCCACCGAGGGTGGCGTGACCGTATCCAAGTTCGAGGACGGCATCCTTCCGCAAGCTATGTCTGGGCCGTACATCCTGTGCTGTGACGAGGTGGACTTCGTGCGGCCAGACGTTGCCTATGTCATGCAGCGTGCGTTGGAGGGCAACGGCCTGCTGCTCACCGAGGATGGTGGTCGTGTGATCGAGGCGCACAGCATGTTCCGCATGTTCGCCACGGGCAACACGCAAGGTCAGGGCGACGAGCACGGCATGTATGCTGGCGCTAGGCCGCAGAGCATGGCCTTCCTAGACCGTTTCACCGTCTGGTGTCAGGTCGATTACTTGGGTGCCAATGACCGCAAGAAGCTGATCAAAGCCAAGGTGCCCAGCCTCAACGACACGCAGCTCGAACTTGTGTGCCAGTACACCAAAGAACACTTGGAAGCCTTCAAGAGTGCCAAGGTCATGCAGCCCCTGTCACCACGCGGCATGATCTCACTGGCTCAAGCGATAGGCATGTTCGTCAGCATGGCCGAGGACGGAGCCGAGAGCGCTGCCATCAAGCGTGCCTTCGGCACCACCATCCTCGACCGTGCGACCAGCACTGACCACGCCGTCATGCGCGGCATCGTAGATCGGTTGGTGTGAGCATGAGACAGTGGACGCTGCTGCATACGCTCCACGATGATATGTACACCGACTACAACATGTGTCGGCACGCGTATCACGACGTGACACTCACGTATGACAGCGATGAAGATAAGTGGTGGTCAATCACTCGCCTCTCAGCCGTGAGCGATGGGCCTGAAGGTCAGTTCAGCGACGAGCGTGAACTGCCAGACGCAATCACAAACAAGCTCAGAAAAATAATGGAGACACTGACATGACACATGTAATGATGCCCGACCACTTGCACGTTGGCCAGTGGAAAGCTGGTCAGATGCCCACAATCGATAGCTGTTTCGTCGTGGTCACATACGACCAGACGAGCCGTGCCTACGTGATCGACAAGGATGATTACTTCTCCTTCTGCGAGTGGATATGCGGAGAGTTGATCCACGAGTACGATGTCGAGTGCGATCACCCCGATGACTTCATGCAGGCGCAAGGCATCACAATCAAACGCACAAATCTGGAGGACGTGAGATGAGTTCTTTCGAGCCGTCGAGAGACGACGACATCAGTCAGGCCAAGGCCGAGTTCGACTGTGCAATCGACACATTCAAACACAATGCGTTCACTGATCCCGATAAGATCAGCGACGCCGAGGCGTTGGGCGTCCTCATCTCACATCATTTGGGATGGGATGGACAAGCAATCTTCACGGCAGCGCAAGCTGCGTTTGAAGATGCAAACTTTCACACATTTAACACCAGCTTCGCCACAGCGTGGGAGCTTGAACAGGAAAGATGGACCGAAGAAAAATGGGAGACAGACATATGAAAAGCCAAACATTCGAACACGAGATGACCGAGACGTCATCGATCTTTGGTCGCAAGAAAGACGTGAAGGTCGTCTTCAAGGGCGATGGCGCAGCAACCAACGGCAGCACGGTCTACCTTCCGTCGCTTGCCCACGAGAAGGACGTCGATCCAGACACGCAGATGGTCATGCGTGGCTATGTCGACCACGAGGCAGGCCACGTCAGGCACAGCGACATGCCGCTCATCCTCGACAAGTACAGCCAGTGGGAAGCGGAGGGCAAGCCGCTGTTGAGGGGGCTGCACAATGCGATTGAGGACATGTGGCTAGAGAAGCGCGTGATGCGTGAGTATGCGGGGTCGGCCAAGAACCTTGCTGCTGTGGCCAGTAGTTGTAACTCCGAGTTCGCCAATGCTCACAGCGGTGGCGAGCCTGCGGTGCAATCGTGGGGTCAGGTCGGGCCACTTGCTATCACATGGGAGGGCCGTCGTGAGTACGAGGGCATCACCCATGTGGACGAGTGTCTTGACATGATTGACCCAGCGCTTGCGGCCAGAGTGAAGGAGTGGGTGTCCGAGATCGACGGGTGTGCCAGCACCGCAGACAACATGGCGCTGGCCGAGAGGGTGTACGCCGAGATCAAAACGAAAGAGAAGGAGGAGAAGGAAGATGGCAAAGGCGAACCAGACGAACGACCCGTTGGGCCAGACACAAGTGAGGGCGAGAGTTCCGAACGAGATGCCGAGGCTGATGATGGCGAGCGGGGAGATGACAGCGAGCCAGAGACTGGCGAGGATCGTGAGGATACTGGAGACGCCGATGGAGACACTGGCGAGGATGGAGACGAAGGCGACGAAGACACAGACGAAGACGCAGACGAAGGCGAGGGTGGTGAAGCCGAAGAGCAAGACGAGATAGCGCCGCTCGACAGTGACCTCAAGTCTGGGATGGATGCCAAGCTCAAGTCGTCTGGGCTGACGAGCAGTTCACGTAAGGTGTATCGTGCTTACACCACGGCCCAAGACAGGGTGCTGCATCGCCTCGACGGCACGTCTGATCGGGGCAGCGTGTTGCTGGCCGAGGGGAACCTCAACATATACAAACGTGACGTAAGCCAGATGCGTGACACGGTCACTGTCATGGGCCGTAAGTTGGCACGGGCGTTCATGGCCAAGCGCAACAGGGACTGGGATGGCGGTCGTGAGTTTGGCCGTCTCGATAGTCGGCGTCTGGTTGCTGCGGTTGGTGGTGCCACGCACGTCTTCAAGCAACGCAGTGCTACTCAGGAGGTTGAGACGGCGGTGCAAATCCTGTGCGACATGTCGGGCAGCATGGAGCACAACAAACGCATCGTGATGGCCAGACGTGTGGCCATTGCACTGTGCGAGACGTTGGAGCGCACGACCGTGGCCTATGAGTTGCTGGGCTACGGCTCAGACGAGTGGCGCACGACAAGAGAGGCAAGAGACGCCTACATGAAGGACGATGACACTTACTCACGCATCAGCCCGATGAATACGTGGGTGTTCAAGGCGTTCGAAGAGCGCCTGCGTGATTGCAAGGCTGCGATTGGCACGATGAGCAAGCACAATCTGGATCATAACATCGACGGAGAGAGTGTGTTGTTGGGTCACATGCGGCTGAAGGCACGGCCAGAGAAGCGGCAAGTGATGCTGGTGCTCAGTGACGGCCATCCTGAGTTCAGCGGCAACGCCAGTATAGATGTACGCAATCAGCATCTGAGGGACGTCATCGCTCACGCACAGAGAGAGGGCACAGAGATGATTGGCATTGGCATACAGACGAGTGCGGTCAAGCGTTTCTACGAGAGACACTCTGTCGTGCATCGTCTGGAGGACTTGGCCGAGGGTGCGCTGGATCAGCTTGCGCGGCTGCTGATCGATGACAAGTTCGACGTGACGTCGAGCGACCTGATCAAGGCCCGTCGTCTTGGGTGATCGGGAGCGAGTGACCGTGCGGATGGCTTGGATGCAGAGCCACCCGCAACGCATGTGGCAGATGCGCTTTTGGAAGCGTGTCGGCCAGCAAGTTAAGGCCAAGGGCGTGAGGCATGCCGACTTGGCCAAGGTGAAACACATTATACAGGAGGTTGAGCGTGGGTATCGCTGAGAGACTACGGGCTGACGAGAAGATCGTCGGCCTGCCACTCACCCAGAAAGAACAGTGGTGGTTGTGGCACAAGGATAACCCAGAAGTTTGGGAGATGTTCGAGCGCTTCACGATGGAGGCGATTGAGGCGGGGCACACAAGACTAAGCCCCTGGCTAATCATTAACATGATCCGCTGGGAGACGACGGTGAGGACGACGGGCGAGTTCAAAATCAAGAACGATTACATCGCCTACTACAGCCGTTTGTTCATGGCCCTGCACCCAGAGCACGATGGATTTTTTAAAACGAAGAGGATGAAACAAGATGACTAGCACGAAGAGCAAGATTGTAGCGCAGCGTATGGCAGAGCTGGGCTTTGGAGATATGACGCAGCCAGTGGTGGAGCCAGCGCCAAGGGTGCGGACCAGACGACAGCCGTCTGACCTACCCACCCCGATGTGGGGCGCAGACGAGCCAGTGGTTGTGGGCAAGGACGACCCAATGACTGAGGAGTTGTTTGATATGCTGGCCGATGATCTGCGTGAGGTGTTCATTGACCATGCGGATGGTGCGGGGTTCAAGCCCCTCAACAGTGAGAGCGCAAGCGATCTGCGTGGGATGGTGCGTTGGTTTCTCAAGATGCACTTTGTAAGGGCGTGAGTTTTTGCCGTCGCCCGAAGGGGCGGCGGCGCAACGTAAGGAGTAAGAGAGATGAGTATATTTATTCGACGGGTCGAGACGATCTACGATGGAATGGAGACAGACGAGAAGCGTGAGTTGCTTGTTTGTCTGGCAAGGAAAGCAGAGAGTGACGGGTTCCTTGCGGAAGCGAGGATCAGCATGGCAGGCAGTGGGCCAGCGAAGGTGGCCAAGAAGAAGGGGGTATGGAAGGGACGCAAGCCGTATTGGTGCAAGACGTTGACCTCATTCGATGTTGGGGCGAAGGGCACCGATTGTATTGTTGGTGATTACTTCTTTGATGTGAAGGATGCCGTGGATGTCGGTGGCTATTACGTCGTTGGCTTTCGTGCGGAGCCGAAGGCTTATGCTCTGATGCAGCGTGAGGACGGAAGTAACATCACGATGGGTCACGACGACAGAGATCATGTGTTTGAGGACAGCCACCGTGCCGAAAGTTTCGATACGTTCAGGGAACTCAAGGAATACATGAAGCTGATGGATTTTTAGGGGGTGTCACAAAATAATGCTTGACCTTACTGTGCTTGAATGTATCTCTAGGGATACACCTTAAATAGATAGGTGTCCGATAGGAAAGGAGCAACCTTATGACTGAACGTAGGCTACATATATCGCCTTTTCCGACTGAAAAACGCAGCGTGCTTTACCTCCAGTATGGCAAGCGGTGTGGGTCAAAGGCGAACCAAACTATTTACAAGATGCTTGCATCTGCTTCGCTTACCACACCCTCTGTAACAGCATCAGGCGCAACGACTGTCTGGGCGAATGGGCCAATAGCTCCTCCCAGCTTTAAGAAAATTAGTTCGTAAATGAGAGACGATAATAATTTTTTTGAAGAGGAGGCGGCAATGTCCGCACAACTAGATCGGATCGAGAATAAACTCGACCACCTTATAATGAAACTATCAATGATGGACGGCAAGCCGACAACAACACCGATGCCGACGCAACCGCAAGTTCAAACGGAGCACTCCAACGACGCTACACATTTGTTGCACGGCTGGACGATCAAGCAGCATGTGTGCTTGCAGATGCTGTTGCGAAGCGCAAGCAACGAAGAGATTGCCGAGCGCATGAAGGTCACTGTTAATACGGCCAAGGTGCATGTGAGAACGCTGATGAAAAAGCTGAAGGTTTCATCTCGCGCTTCAATCGTGGCGAAGTGTTTGATCCCTTTTAACGAGGTCAACGAAGACACATATCTCAGGATGACGAGAGGTTTGCCCAAGGACTGGGACGAGAACTACCAAGAGCCTGATCCGTTTCACGAGGCAATACATGGGGTGATAAATGACAGTTAGTTTAAAACTACGGAGCGGGTTTTGGCAAGTGGTGGGTACGATTACCCGCCACGATGGCAAGAAGGTTCGTCTGCGAAAGACGACGGGCCACACCTTCCACGAGAAGGCTTGGGCCAGCAAGAAGATGGCCGACATTATCATGGCCGAGGCGCAGAAAGTTGATGCGCTAGACGATGACACTGGCGTGAGTACGGTGGGTGATGTCATCCGCATGCACGCCGCACGGCCTGATGGGGTGGGGTACTCATGTCAGAGAGCCTTGTCCAGATTTGACCGTGCGTTCGGGTATCGTGAAGTTGGCGATCTGACCACGCTCGAAGTTGATAGATACTTCAGCACTATGGGTGTTGGGGGAAGCACTATCAGAAGGTACATGATGAGCATCAAAGCGTGCTTCGCCTACGTCAAGGGCAAGGGCGTAACAGTGCCAGACGTTAAGTTCGACAAGCCAAGAGAAAATGATGGGCGCACGCGGTGGCTGGATGTGGAGGAACGTGATCGTCTGATCGATGCGATGCCGACGCAGGACAGCAAGGACTTCGTAGCTTTTTTATTCTTCACGGGCGCTAGGTTGGGCGAGGCGTTCGCGCTCAACCACACCGACGTGATGGCGGGTGAGGTGATACTACGGACACGCAAGGGGTCGAGCAAGAAGCTGAGAGCTAGGCGCGTGCCACTGCATCCGAATATCAGGCCAATGGTTGAGCGGAGGGCCAAGCTGAAGGGTGCCCTGTTCACGCACCAGAAGAAGTGTGGGGTCAGGCGCTGGCAGAAGAAAGACCTGTACGGATTTACGCGGCCAGCGATTGATGCGCTGGGCATTGAGGACTTTCGGTGCCACGACATGCGGCACACGTTCGCAAGTCATCTGGTTCAGAATGGCGCGACGCTGAAAGCGGTGGCTGATCTGTTGGGTCACATGTCCCTGACGATGGTGATGCGGTACGCGCATTTGGGTTCGTCTCATCTGGCGAGTACCGTTGATCTGCTGGATGGTGGACGGGTGTCGATTGGCACAAAATTGACACACGAAGCAGACGAAACAGGTCGTGACACTGAGGTCGCGGCCATCAACGATAATGCGACAAGCCCCATAAAAGAAAGGAGAAAGAGAGTGAAAGTTGACAGCCCAGCGCAGGGTATTGACATGTCAAAGGCCGTGCCACACGAGGGTATTTCCTCCCTATGGCGGGACAGAGACGACGAAAACACACACCCTGAGACGTACATACCAGACAAGTGACAACCTCTTGATATACCTAAGTTGTTTTACTGGGTACAAGTTGACGAGCAGGAGGGTGTCTAAATTCGTGTGTCATGACACAAATTAGACAAATTAAAGACCGCATTGGGACTTGATTGAACGACAAAGGTGTGCTGATATGTTCGCGTTTTGACACCCATACTTTACATAGTAACATCATTTACGAGGCTGAAGATGACTGAGAAAGAAGTTATACAGGCGATAGACACCACCATCGATGAGGCGATGGCCCTCTATGACACGCTCGCAGAAGACGTGCAGAAGGAAGAATTTGAACGCATGTGCGAGTTGGTCTGGCGCATGGAAAGATTGAAGGATGCAAGCAATGACACAGTCCACTAGCGACAGTAAATCCATAGACATCGGCAACGTCTACGCCATTGTGAACGATGAGAAGTTGGAGGGTGTTGAGATTAGTTTTAATACCAACTTGCGTGGTGCGGATGCGGCTGTGACCGTGCTCAACAATTTAAACGCCAGCCTGCACAACGCAGGCTGGGTGGCAAACAGTGTAATGAAGGTAGCGCAGAGGGATGCACAGGTTCACCCCAACGGAGATCAAGACGGCGATAATAACATCGAGGCTACTGAGCCAGATGAAGGGGGCACCGCTGCGGCAGGGTGACGTGGCGGTGACACGAGGTGTCACTCAGGGTGTCGTCTCGCAGCATTTCAACAAACTGTGTCACGCTAGGTTCCTAACTAAACTTAAACACGGGGGCTGGGAGAAGGGGCCGAACTACCACAAGTACCTCAAAGATTGGGGCGTAAATTAATCAAGACGAGGGGGGCCGAGAGGCTCCCCTTTTTAGTTGCCGAAGCCCTCGCGTAAGCCTTTCAGCATCTCGTGGACGGTGGGCTTCTTGTCCTTCATCGATGAGTACGGACATTGGAATTGCTTCGGGCACTCATTCCATCGGTGCGTGGGGAAGTGCGTGTAGACCGTGCGGTTGGGTCCACGGTAGATGCAATGCTTGACCTCGTTTATTTCAAGGCGTTTCCAAAGGTGACAGGTAACGGTTTCGGGGGTCAGCAAACCCGCAAGATACATCGAGACGAGTAACGGCTTCATCCTACGGCCAGAGCAATGAGATACATACCGCCTCCTAGTACCGCGCATATGCCTGTGGCCAAGCCAAGGATCAGCGCGTTCTGCTGCATGTCTCGCTTGGCTTCCATTGCACGGTAGACTGTGCGCTCACGCTCTTCCCTAATTTGTTTGCGGAGGTCGGTCATTTCCTTGTACGTGTTTGGGCCATAGCGAAGGTTGAGCATGAGTTTTAAGTCCTTTTGATGTTGGATAAGGGCTTTGCGATGCGTAATAATTTGCAGCGCTTCCTGCTCGATGCTCTCCGATCCCTTGCCCAGCCGCTCGTGCAGCTTGGGATTTTTTCTCTGGCTCTCAGCTTTTGATATGTCTGAGCACGCTTCGTAAAATGAACCCAGTGATTTCGAGACGTCGTGAAGCTCACGGCCAGCGCCGATAAGTTTCTTCGTGATGGAGAACGCAGCCTGTGCGGCGGCGAACGCAGATACTGGATCAATCATTGTCGCCTCCTTTGGCTGTTACGTCTACGTCTGGCCGTGCCCCCCAAGGGGCAAAGGCCATCAGTCTTCGAGAGTTTCTAAGATGAACCGCTGCTTCATAAGCTCGATGCCAGCGATGGTCGCGTGAACGTCGTCGTCACAAGACGACGTGACCAAGCTGCCAGTGGAGCTGCCAGACGAAGAGAGGTAAACCACGGCGAACGCCTTGATGTCTCCGTCTCGCGCTGACTTGAGTAAGTGTTCGGCTGCTGCGATAACTTCTTCTTTATCGTAGACATCCACACCGATGATCCTTGCTGCTACCTTGTCGTCTGGGTCGTCATTCTTCTGCACTATTCTCAAGTGGGGTGTCGTCATCTTGGACTTCCTCTGTGACGTATCCTTCTGCCTTTAGATAATAGCGGTAGAAGAAGAGGAGGTCGTCCAATCTGAGCAGGCATAGTGACTGGCCAGTGGGCATGCGGTTCTTACGATTGATGACGATAGGTATGTCTGGCGATTGCGTCTGTTGTATGTTGCGCTCGGCCTGTCGCATGGCGTCGTGAAAGTTCAGACGTTCGACACGCTTGGCTTCGATGAAAATGCTGGGAGTTCCGAGTAAGTCAGCACCGCCAGAAAGGATGCCGATAGCACCACCGCCAGACAAGGGTGCGCGAGATGAGTGAAGGCCAGTGTACTCGTTGATGTAAGCGGCCAGTTCGCGTTCGTAGCCGTCGCCTTTGTTCTTCATCTTACTCATCTGTATGCCCCCGCCTTTTGCGACAGGGCGTGCAGTAGAACCACATGCGTGGTCGCAGCTCTGTTGACTGGCAGTCAAGGCAAGGGCGGTTCCACTGCCGCACATGGTTGTGGCGTTTGACTTGGTACTTGGCCCCGTCAAATTCTTGCAAGCCTTCACGAACTAGGATGCGCTTGATTGTATCCACGCAGCAGCCAATGCGTTGCGCCATGTCAGGATATGTTTCCTGCCAGTGTCGCTCACGCAGCCAGTTACGATCATCCTCGGTCAGCTCAACCCTTGCCATGTGGGCGATTTAGGGTGTCAAAATAAAACTGTCAAGGTGTCATATGGGTGTTGACTTATCGGGCCAATAGCGGTACAACGCAGGAGCGTAAGCGATTGAGTTGCTCACCCTTGGGGGTGATCAACGATTGAGCGAAAGCGACTATCGTAAAGCGTTGTACCGTTTTGACTACAAAAAAATCCAACCGAGATAAATACCCAGAGATCGCTGCCATGATTGATGCAGTCAGACGGCATTGCCCTGACGCAAAGGTCACAGCAATCCGTCCGCACGGCACTACTAAATTTCCAGCCACTCACGAAGCTGACGATTTGGTCGTTGTAGAACCCGACTAATTTCATCAATAGACTTGCCATCAAGCGCCATGTCCTTTGCGCGTTGCTTGGTGGACTTGCTGCTCACAACACAACGCTCGTCTGTCTTGTTGTTCTGGGCGAACCCGATCCACTGCACACGATCATGCGCGTCTGACCACTCACGCACTTTGCCGTAACGAACCTCCATAACCATGAAGAGCGAGAAGTCTGGGGCCAGCTTGGCTGACAGGCTCGGCCACACTGGCCGCTCGTAGCTGTCGTCGTGGATGGCTGCGTTCTGTCTGGCCGTATCCTCGTCCTGATAGACTTGCGTCACCCTGATCTGTGTCTCTAGTACAGTGAGTTGGTTCGTGCTGCCAGCCTCACGACCGACGCCGCTCTCATTCGGCTTGTTGGAATGGTGAACGAGTATGACTGCATACCCAGCATTACGCAGACGGACGGCCAACTGATTTACCTTGGCCCACTCGTCTGCCGAGTTCTCCAAGAGACCTGGGTATGCTGTGCGTAGCGTGTCGATCACTACAACGTCAGGTTTAACGGCGTCTACCCACCCTTGCAGTTCTATCAACCCCTCTTGCGTGCGTAAGTTCATCTCAACGTCGTCAACAAATGGCGTCCAGATTTGCAAGCGGTCAGCCGTGTTGCCATGTATCTGTCGCATCTCAAGCAGACGTCTGGCTATGGTAGACATGCCCATCTCAAAATCCATATACAGCACCTTGGCTGGCTGCATTACCTCGAACGGGCCAAAGTATTTTTTACCAGCGGCCAGTGCAGCCATAGCGTTCTGAACGAACATCGACTTGCCGTGCCCACTGTACCCATACACCTGTGTGATCGAGGCTGGCGGTAGCCAAGGCTCGATAAGGTACTGACGAGCCGAGCTTTTTTCTATCATCTCCTCTGCGTCTGACATGACGATGAGCTTGCGCGACCGACCGCCACCGCTCTCTTGCGCCTTCTCCTCCTCAATTTTTTTGCGATGGACGTACTCACCTTCGCTGTTGAAACGCTCTGGATGGTTGCGCTTTTCGCTCTGCTCCATGCTGCGACAGGTCGCCTCAAACTCAGCCTCGGATAAGAACTCCTCGAAAAATTCGCGCATGAAAGCATAGCCACGCACGCGCAATTCTGGCCCAAAGTTTCCCTCCATGATCTGCTCGGACACATATTTCATCACCCGTTCGTTGCGTCCATTGCCCACGCCTGATGGTATCTTTAAGGTTGTAGGGTACGTCTCACGCACATACTTAGCTGTCCGATCCCACTCGCTAATAAACTCGTCGGGGTTTCTTGCGACCACTGTCGAAAGGTCGAGTGTCGCAAACGAAAAGCCCTCATCTTCATCCTTAATGGCGGGCGTCCAGTCCTCCCAGACGGGCATCTCGTCTGGGTCTAACGAGTATCCAGTAGCTATCTCCCACGAGTAGTTGTTTGACGGTGGGCACAGTGCATAGCTGCCGTCGCCACGGAAATCTAACCCGTCGATGCGCGGCCAGTCAGCACCCCGTGAGTTGACCCCTGCCCTTGGCCCCCGACGCACGCCGTCTCGCGGGTGCTGGAAGTACAGGTGATGACCGCGCTTCGTCTTTACACGAAAGGGCGACTTCATTCCCGCATCAAACGCTGCATGCAACGCCTCTTCGTTGTCGCAGTCCACAACGACGACGCCCGACAGAGCGCCAGTGATCAGCGCAATAGGATCGTGCGGGTTCTCAGTCCACCACGTCTCGACCTCTGCCTCGGTGGGCAGCGTCTCTTGGTACTGCTTCCACTTGATGCGTGGCCTTTTCGTCTCAGGCTTGCAAGGTATTACTGACCACCCTAGATCGAGCAGCTCCAACGCTGCGTCTAGGTTGCTCATTCAGATTTCTCCTCAAAGTATTGGTTTATGTCTAGCAGCGGGTGCGTCTCTTTGATCCGTTCAAGTATCGTCGTTCGGATACTGCCACGTCTGATCCACGCATATGGCTGCGTTCGCACCACGCCTGTTGCTTCGGCCACAGCAGCGGCCCCTCCCAGATCATTGATCAATCGTTCTATGTTTAGCTGTTTCATTTTTTTTCCTTTTGGGTGTTGCATGGGTGTCACTCTTGGGATACATACGGAAGGTGTCAACGAGCGTCAATGATGCCGCTCAGAAAAAATAGAGGAACATATGAAATTTAAACCAAGCAGCACGGGAGCGCTGATGAGTAGCGGGTCGCACAAGACGATGCTGTACTCTCATCACGGCTTCGGCAAGACCTACCAGTGTAGGTTCTTCCATAAGAGATACGGCAAGGGGCTGATCGTCAGCGGCGAAGCTGGCCTCAAATCGGTCGAGGACGTGGACATCGACTACATTCCGTTCACAAGTTGGGACGGCGCATGCGACGAGGAAGCTGGCACGTACAGCTTCATGCAGATTTTTAAATGGCTTACGCATCCAGATTTTCTGAAGACGCAAGGCTATAACTGGGTTGCTATCGACAGCCTGACAGAAGTGTCTGACCGCCTGATGGAGCACTTAGAAAAGGTGCATGAGGGATCGAAGAACGGCTTTGAGAAGTGGGGCGACAACTCGCGCATGATGACAGGCGTACTCAAGCAGATACGTGATCTGCCAGTGCATGTGTTCGTCACCTGTCTGGCTAAGGAAGAAGAGGACGCTAACGGCGTTACCCAATACTGGCCGCTCGTTAAAGGCAACGCGGTTGCCAAGCACATCCCTGCGATATTCGACCACGTATTTGCTGGTGTCCGCACCACTGAGCAAGCCGAGAGCGGACCACCAAAAGTGGTGCGTTGGTTTGCGACAGACGAGGTCAGCGGATGGCATGGCAAGACGCGTGATCCGCAACAAACATTGGCAGCGGTTGAACGCTGCGATGACGTAACCGAGCTGTTGGCTCGCATGGCAACCAAGAAAAAAACTAAGGAGGACAAGGCAGCATGAGCTTTGATTTTGGAAAACTAGACCTGTCTGGCATAGACGCTGACAGTGGGCCGACATCCAGTCGTATTGAAATCGGCAACCACAACGTCAATATTACCGACGCTGCGGTGGAGAAGTGCTCCAACCCAGCGCACTCTCGTGTGCGGGTCCACTTCGCGGACGATGGTGGCAAGACTATACTTAACGACTTTAATGTCGTGAACGGCAACCCCAAGGCCGTTGAGATCGGGCTGTCCCAACTCAAGTCTTTACTTGAATGTGCCAAGCACCCAACGCCCAACAACCCGAAGGACATTAGTACACTCAAGGGCTTGTCGGTGCAGATCGACGTCCGCATGGGGCGCAAGCGTGACAACGGGGATCAGTACCCTGAGATTAAGGCGTTTCTTCCAGTCGGTGAAACGTCAAAATCCATAGATGACGAAATCCCGTTCTAATGAAAATCGTCACTGCGGCAGACATCGTTGAGGCTATCGATGTCGGCTACAAGCAGACGAAGATACAGCGTGCGAGAGAGTACATAGGTGCGAGTGGCGTTGGGTCTCCCTGCGACGCCGCTCTAGCCTACAGCTTGAGGGGTTTCCCAGAACCCCAGATCGCCGCTCGGACCCAGCGCATCTTTGCGCTGGGTCACATACTCGAAGACGTCGTTGTCAAAGACCTCAAGGATAACGCAGACGTCCGCGTGTTTGAGGTCGATGGGCTGACGGGCAAGCAACACAGCTATCGGCTGTATGGTGGCCACGTATCGTGCCACATGGACGGCCACATCGAGACAGACGATGGGGTACTGCGCGTCCTCGAAATCAAGTCTATGAACCACGCCAGCTTTCAGAAATTTGTGAAGCACGGAGTGAAGAAAGCGCACCCGAAATATTACGACCAGTTGCAGATGATGATGGGAATGTCTGGCTTCGAAGAGGCCGTGTTCATCGCCATTTCTAAGAACACCAGTGAGTACCACTGTGAGTTCGTAGAGGCCGACAGCATCCAGTACGCCTACCTGATGGCGCGTGTCGAGCATGTCATGTCTGGCCAAGCAGCCAAGGTATCCGACAAGCCAGACGACTGGCGATGTAACTTCTGTTTCAAGAAGGGCGTGTGCTGGGAGGGACTAGAGGTTGAAGTGCGTTGCTCAACGTGCTCCTTCGCCTTCCCGCGAGAGGACGGCGGCTGGCACTGCGACGTACATGACAGGCAGTGCCACCAGCCCTGCGATGACTACGAACTTTATCGGCCAAAGGAGAAAGGGATGTGATCGAAAGGATGACTTTTGCGGAATTACTAGACGAAAACAAGCGACTAAGAGAGGCGCTAAAGACCATCTCACAAGTCGCTGCAATTAGCGACGGGGCGCAATGGTACGCCGTCGTCGCAGACGAGGCATTAACAGGAGAGGCAAATGAAACACGACGGAATGTTCGGCCCCGCGCCGACAACGACAATAAAAAAACCAAAGACTAAAGGAGATTTCCTTGATGAAGCCAAGCGCCTCATCGAGGGGGATCGTGCCGAAACTTATGGTGACTTTGTTGAACTACACAGGAAGATCGGCAAGCTCTGGGCTGTCGTCTTGGGTATCAATATCACAACCACGCAAGTTCTGCTTTGCATGGAAATGGTTAAGGTTGGCCGCAAGATTGCTAACCCAGATCACATGGACAATCACGTCGATAGCATGGGCTACGCCGCACTTCTGGCCGAGCTAGTGGAGAGGAATAAAAAATGAACATAGATAATCTCACGCCAAGCCAGCGCTGGCAGCGTGTCTTGGATATGGCCAAAGCAGAGAACGAGGCGATGAGGGAGAACTTTCCCAAAGTTGGGTTTAACTACGGCCTAAAAAGGCAAAGCCACAACGGTGGGCGTCCGACCAAAGCAGAGGAGACTGCCCATGCAAGTAGACCTTACACCCGCTGAAAAATCTGAGTTGGCTTTCCTCAAAAAAATGGTCAACACGAAACAGGACGCAGCGTATAGTCATAACCCTTTGTCGTCTGCGAAGATGGACTTGTACTATGCGCGAGACGAGCTGAAGGAGTACGTCAGTGTACTGCGGCGCAAAGGCCGCAGTATCTAGTTAGTCTGAGAGCTGAAAATGTGGCCCGTCGATAAATGGGCGTCTCGCCTGTGAGCGACGGGTGTCCACATACGAAAGCATAGCGTGCTCCATCGTACCATCGAAGTCCGCTATATCGGGCACCGTCCAAGCCGCGCCCCAGACGACGCCGTCTATGCCTAGCTCCTTCGCACTAGCCGCTATGCTATCAGCCACTTCGTCGTACACAGAAATTTCCCAAGACGCACGAGGGCCAATGTAGGCCATAAGGTCCACAGCCTTGCCTTCGAGGTGGCGTGATTTCATGGTTTGGCTGGCACCTTTTGCTACTAACAAACGCTGCTCTTCGATAGTCCTCATGCCACAGATGACCCCGAAGTCTACATCTGTCTTGGTTATTGCCAGCATGACAACGTCTTGCAGGCGAGGGTCAACGCCCTCCAGCCTATCCAGAGACCTCTGAGATAATTTGAACATCTAACTCTTCCTCTTCTTTTATGTCGGGCATGTAAACTAGAACGAGCGCATCGCACGAAGGGCACGATAGGTTCGTGACCATCACGTACTCATGGTCGTCTTCGCAATCGTGATCACCGCCCCAGATCAGATCGCTGTTGCAGTGCCAGCAATTCATTTTCGTCTGGCCCCTATCAGCTCTCGCTGCCGTCTGATCTCCTCACGCTGACGCTCAAGCAAGACAAACTGCTTGTCTGCGTCTGAAGGTATGGGGAGACGAACGACCTTCATTTCTTAAAGAACGTGGTCGCACCACGTATCCCAAAGCTCGCGGCCACGCAGCAACCCCAAGTGTATATGAACCAATCAGGTGCCTTGCTCAGTGCTTCAAATCCATCGAACACTATGGCCTGCCCCCGTGGCCCACAGAAACAAAGGATCAATGGGATCGACATCAAGCCCAAAATATATTCATCCTTAAATGACGACTTCGATCCTTCAGCCATGATCTTTTCCCAGTTCGCCTCAGACTGGGCTTGCGACATAAGTATCTGAGACTTGGCCTCGGCCTGCGTCACTTTGATCTTCGTCTCGGCTGCTCGTGTCTCGACCTTACCTTGCAGCCAAGTGCCAGCAAGATTAGCGAGTGGTCCTATGAGTGCTTGTATCATTTTTCATGCGAAAGCCAGACGGCTATCGTCCCTGTCATAGCGCCAGAACATACTGAAATCATTGCGCTTTGTTGCGTTGATAAGTCTTCGAGGCTCATTCCCCATTCTAAAACTCGACAGTACATGACGGCCATTACGGCCATCAATATGCGAGGCAGTAGCTTCCAAGCTAGGATGCGCTCCATTGCGATAGTCATGTCTTACTCCTTATCCCCATGATCCGTTGAAACTTCCGCTGAACCCGCCGCGACCGCCAGACGAACTGCTTGGCTCGCCTGCCACTGCGTCGGTCACGCTTTCTCTCAACGCTCTGATGCCACCAAGCACGGGGGTTCTGGTGACAACCTCACGAACGGCTGACCGCTCCTTCGCGTTGCTTTCTGGTGTTGAGTTCAACATAAAATCCTTGGCACCGCCGAGTGTGGTAAACGCCGAGTTGCCAAGCCCGTATGTCGGGCCAAGCAGAGACGACCAGACGCGCTGCTGACCATAGGCTCCGTTGTCCACCTGACTGGCCGCTGAGTGCAGCACGTCTGCGATAAGGCCAAAGCCACCCATGACCATAAGACCTTCGAGATACCAGCCAAGGAAATCCTGCTCGTTGCCGTGAACTTTCTCGTCATATCCCGCAAACTTCATAGCGTTCCGCACGCGCACGTCTGCTGATCTCTCGTCCTCACCGCCGCGCATTTGCACTACGTCCTTGATGGCTGCTGCTCCCGCGCCAGCGGCGGGGCCAAATGACAGGAAGTAGAGGAGTGGCTTGATGTTGCGAGGCTGACCGCTCTTAGGGAACGCCTCCCTCAAAATGTGGCCAGACATGCGGCCCATCATCAGCGGGAATGACTTTAGCTGGAAGGCCAGAGCACCAAGCGGCGTCTGCGCCCAGATCGGCACGTCGTCTGCATTGGGCTGGAACACGCTTTCGTTCGCGAACCGCAGCACACCCATACGTAAGCTCTTGTCTGTCTCAAGTAAGCTCTTGTCTGACAGCGATACGCCGCCCATCGACTGACCCATTGCATACTTTTCTAGGCCAAACTGCTTGAGCTGACGGTAGGCAATCTTGTAATCGCGAGGCTGCTGCTCAAGTGTGGCACTTGGATTGTAGCTCTGCACCGTTTTGACTTGGTACGTCTTGAACGCTTCGTGTCCCACAGCTCCAGCCAACTGACGCATTGTGTCAGTCCACGGGGTTAACATGGTCGCGTTGAAGAAAGCGTTTGAGAACTTGCTGTCCACCCCGCCATACATATGAACCATGCGGTCATGCACGATATTTTCCATCGCAACGCCGACGTTCTTCATGGCCGTTGCATAGGCTGGGTCTTGCAAATTCTTGGTTGCTTTAGCCCAAGACGAGAACGATCCCGACCTGATGATCGGCAGGACCACATCACCCAATGAGGTGAGGGTGGTAAAGCCCAGCAACGATACGTTGTTGATTGACCGCAGCGTGCGGCTTGTACGCAGGGCGACCTTGCCGTTCGCGAC